TCACCGATTGCATAGCTATTGGTAGTGTCAGAAGTAGGGATAGCGTACAGACGACCCTGCTCGTTCCACTTGCCACCTAGCAAGTTACCAACAGGGCTGAACCCGTTGGCTTTGTTTACGTTAGCCATTTAAGACTCCTTTAAAAACATTTAAGAGGTAACTTTGATTCCGTCCCTAGGGCTGTAGAACGATGGATTTTCTCCAGTGATCTTGCCCTTACGAATAGAAGCGTCAATGCGATTGTTCTTAGCCTGAAGTTCAGCTTGATCTTCCTCGTACCATTCTTGCCGAATCTTCATTAGGTAGCCGTATTGCTCAGTGCCTTCTGCACGAGGGTTTACGAGAAACCTAATTCTTTCTCCAAGGTCACCATTACGGCTAACCACATTCTCACTCACGCCTCCCACTTCATCAGGACGGACAAACTCGTAGCCACTATCCATAGCTGCTTGTATGCGTCCACCTACATCAGTAAGTACATGTAGATGGTATCCAGGTATCTGTGATTGGACACTAATCTTTGCTTCCGTGCCGTTAAACACGTTACGTTTTTTTCGAGTTGTACCGTCTACTGCTGGAACAGGTGCAATAGCTATTGCTTCCCGTTCTGCTGCTTTCTCAATAAGACGATCACGTTTTTCAAACTCATTTAGTGCTCTTGGCATAGTGTATTCCTTTTTTAAGTTAAGTTAAGAATTAATTCCAGTCGTAATCAGCTACAAATTGTTCACGGGTTAAAAGCTTTTGTTTAACAAACCGATCACAAGCTGTTTTTGCATCAGAGGGAAGATTGTCATAAGTCTTGGCACTACCGCTACTGCGGCCTGTACGACCTGACCCAGACTCCACTCGACTGGCTGGACTCTGCTTTTTACCAAACTTATTGGGGAATTCTTCTGCTAACACTTCATCAAGCTTTTCTAGAAATTCGTCACCTTTAAGCGAGGGAAACTCTAATCGAAGACTTTCGCCAATACCGTTAGCTACAGCAGTCAAACGCTTGTCCTGACCAAACCATGTGTTGCGATCTAACCACACTTGCAGACCTGGGTCAACAGTAGGAGCGCTTGGTTCTGGAGCAGCAGGAGCTTTGTCCGCATCTTTAACAGCTTGCTTAGCTTCTTTAAGTTCGTCTTTCGCTTGGTCTAACGCATCATCTAGGGCGTTGACTTTCTGCCCGTCCCCATCGCTAATAGCTTGAGCACGGCTTTGTTTAATATCTTGAATACGCTGTTCGTATTCTTGAGCTTTACGCTCGTAGGCTTCTCTTTGAAACTTCTTAAACTCTTCTGCGGCTTCCCGAAATTCCTTTAGCTGCTCTTTTGTAGAGTTCAGGTCTTTCATTAGGTTCTCATTATTCTTACGCAGAATAGGGAGAATCTCACGACCACGCTTTACAAAGATCTCAGCATCAACCCAGTCAGACTCGTTTCCTCGGAAGCGTTCTTTTGGAACCCAACCTTGAGACTCAGCTTCCCGAACAACTTCTGGGGCAACTTCGTTACTAGTAACATTTTCTTCGCTCATATCTTACTCCTGTTTTTTAAAGCGTGTCAATCAAACTTTGGCTAGGTACGGATCAACTAAATCTACGTCAGCATCCAAAGTGCCTGTAACGTCTTTATCGTTGATCATTCGGTATTCGCTTCCATCCTTACCAAGGTAAAGCAAACCAGCATACTTAGCAAAAATAATCTTGTCCCCAACTTTGCACCAAGGTGCAGGTTCATCGGCAAAGCAATCGTTACCCATAGCAACAACTACTCCTGTGGTGTTAGCCATCTGTTCACGTTCTTTGTATTTACCACTGGTAATAACAATACCGCTTTCAGACATCTCTTTAATCTCTTTGGGTTTAACCAAGATTCGCCAACCAACGGGGTTTATTCCTGACACATTACTCATAGCTAGATTCTTTCTTTTGGATAGGTTCAAACAGGTCTTCGTACTCAAGGTTAAGGATAATTGCGATTGCTCGGCATCTACCTTTAACTTCAGTTTCGTCTTCAAACGAACCGTTAATCAAACCTTCTTTCATTGCTTCTCTGTCGTTCAATAAAGACTTCATCAAACGTTTAGTAACTGGGTGATGTTTCCATTCATCAAAGTTACTAGGGCTTACTGGCTCCATTCTTTCTCCTTAGTTACATGGGTAGTTGCGGCATTCCTTGTTGAGGCATTTGTGGTTGCCCTTGGGGTTGCTGCTCTTCTTGTCCTTGCGCCATTTTGTTGTAAACAGTGTTCATAAGCTGGATAGCACTTAGGACACCTTCACGCCGTTCACGTTGCAAAGCAATTTGGGTATTAATCTCTTGGATACGCATTTTCTCGCCTTCAGTAGCAATACCAATCTTGATTGCTTCTGCTTCGGCTTCTAGCTTTTGAATGTGAGCTTGGTTCAACTCTGCTTCACCCATCAACTTTAACAAAGCCATTTTCATAGTCAGTTGATCAGAAGCTTGCTTAGCTTGTTGTCGTAGTTGTTCGATTTGAACCTTGGGGTTAACAGGTGGAGGTACTGCATTAGGACCTTTGGGATCAGGCAGTATCTTGTCAATGTTTGTAACCTTAATGGCTTTCAAGAAAGCATGTTCAGCTTCGTAACGGTTATACAAACCAGGGGTTGCAGCTACTCGACCAGCAATAGCCGCAGCTTGATTCAAACGTTGAGCATCAGATGTAATGCTTGGATCAGCAGTAGGCATCACATCAGTTACAGGACCTTCATAGTCAGTAGCCAACACAATACCAGTGCCTTTGGCATTAGATACGTAAGGAGTGTTCTCAGTAACAAATATCTGATTCAAACGATACAGCTTACGAAACTCTTGTTTCAAACTACGATGAGTACGTTTAAAGATACCGTTAAATATCTTCATACCTTGTTCAGCCATAGTACGAGTAGTTTCAGCAGGAGTATTTTGTCCTGGGTTCTGACCAGACAAGATGTCTACAGATCCACCAATACGTTCACCATAGTTAATCAACAGATTCAACAGAGTAAACATAACCTGAGAAGGTTCACGAACTGGAAGAGGAACAATGCCTTTACGCAAGTCATCCCCAGTGGTGTCTACATGCTTCCACTCCATTGGGTTGAAGGAGTAGTTACCACCACGAAGCTTAATACCACGGCTAAGAAATCCACCAGCAGTGTTAGCCATAGTGCCAGCATCAACCAGTTGGTTGATGATTGTGTTGATTGATTCGTTGAGTGGTCCAAGTAAAACTCCAAAACCTAAATCGTAGAAGCCGCCATCAGGAGAAGGAACAAAAGGATACTTAGTAAAGTACTGCTCAGCTTTGATACTGAGAATCACATCTTGTTTGTTACGTTCGATGTCACCTATACTGTACCTAGCAACAATACGAGCAACTTGTTTGTTATCTCTACGCACATACACAATATAAGGTTCAGCATACCCATCATCATCAAAATCAATAAAGCAGTGGTGCTCTAAGATCTCAATTGGAGTGCTAGAGTCATTAGGCTCAGGAGGTTGCATACCCTGAGCTTTGTCTTGAACGTTTTGCAACGGGTTGCCCATAGCAACAGATGAGTATTGCTGTTGACGACCTTCAGATATATCTAACCACAATCCACGAGCAACACGCTCATAGATTTCATTCTTAGACATTTGAAGAACGTGAGTAACACGAGGAGCTGTTTCTAAGCTCTTAGCCCAGTAGTTGACTACTAGATCTTTGGCTAAAACGTTCTCAGAGATGTTGTGTTTGCGGATAGGGTCATAGTAGGTCTTCTTAAAAGCACAACCAATAATAGGTTGAGTAATAAGAACCTTATCCATCTCAGATTCCCAATCCTCATCTTCTTCAAGGAGTTGGTAACTCATGTGTTGTTCAACACGAGTAGAACGTAAAGCACGTTCACCATCTTTGTCGTCCCCTACAACACGACACTTAACAGGCAGATCACTATCAACTAAGACAGGGTAACTACGAGCATGGTATTGCAGTGCAGCAATAGTGATGAGGGGGAACTTAACGTTAGAAGCATTAGGCCAAGGAAAGTTTTTAGTCTCTGCTACTTGAAGGGCAAGCTTTAAAGAAGCTTCAGTACGCTTTTCCCAACTAGATCTAGACAACAGATCGTTGTCAAAGTCTCGTACACATTGAACCCCAATAGTAGTCAAGTCTTCTTTAGAGAGCTTGTCAGCAATGTTGGCCTCATACACGAGGTCGTTAATATCGAATTTATCTTTGAGATTCATTTTTAATATCCACAAATAGCAGAACGACCAGAATCTAACACATTACTGTCTCGAACAAAAGCCTCGTACTCTTCTTCTTCCAACTCTTTTTCGGAAGGAGCTTCCCACATCCTATCGAGCATTAACCCCAAGTACGCCCAAGCATCTACCTGGTCGTCATGCTTGTCCCTAGGAAATCTAAGAAGTTCGTCCTCAAAGTTTTGATACCAATCAGCGTCCTTATCGAACTTACAGGCCCCACTTCTCATTCGAGCTTGAATACTTCTAGCACGGGTAAGTTTGTCTCCACTAGGCTTGAGCAACACAGTGTTGATGAACTCTCCACGCTTGAGCATCTCCTCGTTGAGATAAGGGCCAATGGCTTTTTGGATCGTTCCTTGTTCGAGTCCAAAGAGTACGGGCTTATAAATCTTTTGCAGCATCAGGATTGTATCCACGATTTCTAAAGCGTCCATACGTGCTTTGACTACGTGTTTACAGTACAGCTTTCCTTCTTCATCCATACCACCAACCACAAAAGCAGAGTAGTCAGCCCGTTGAGATTGGGATACAGCCAAGTCACAAGTGGCATAGTAGACCAGCTTTTTCTTGTGGTCTTCTGCTTTCATAGCAACAAAGTCGGTCTGTTTAAAGAAGGTATCAGTTATGTCCAAGGGGACATTGAGCATTTCTTGGGAGTAAACATCAGCCAAACCTTGACGTACATAGTCTTCTTTAAGCATCCTGAACTCAGTAGCAGACTTCATCTCAGGCCAAAGTAAAGTCTTAAAGTCATCCGTGTGAGCACGGTACTTAACAGATCTCCAAGGCATAACGTTTGTAGAGTACTCTCTCAAGTCTTCTCGGACTAACTGCTTAATACCTTTATGGGAACCTAGTTGAGAAGCTGGCATTAAGTTCTCAAGTAGGCTGTCTAGATGGAGGATAGTGCCTACTATACGTATCTTTCCAGTTGAAGAGACACAAGGAATAAGCGCACCATAGAACCAACGCTTAAACTTCTGACGGCGATCCTTGTTCATAACGATCTCGTCATTCTCCATGTCATCCCCAATGATTAGATCTGGACGGAGGTTAGCCCACTTCAATCCACGAAGCTTCTGCTCAGAACCTTTGGCTTGGATACGGAATGTCCACCCATCTTCTAACTCAACAATCAAGTCATCTTCGGTATCCTTGGGGAATTCCTTAATACCAAACAGAGAGCGCAGGTCATCATTCTCTAGCAGTTCTTTTTTGATGTCTCCTAAGAACTGTACGGCTTGGGTAACAGTATCCGAAACAATAAGAACATATCTGGACTCCCTAAAGAGGACAGATGCTAGGGTGTAGGCATGGGTTACAGCAGTAGATTTAGCGTGATAACGAGGAGCAGCTATGGCTACTTGCTTGCTGTTACTAGTAACAAGATCCCAGATTTCCTTATGGAACTGGGGGGTAGCAGCAGGTTTATCAAAGTTCTTTCTCAACACGGAGTTGACAAAGCCCTCCATAACATCGGCATTAAGCCTGGACAACTCTGGCCTCTACGTCTATAGCTACGGCATTGCTCATCTTGTTACTGGCAAACTTAGCAAACTCTTCAGATAACTTGAGGAGCCTATCGTCAATTGTCTTTTCTAATTCTTCTTTGATTGGGTTCTCGTTGAGCTTTTGCTGCTTAGTCAGTAGTTCAGTTGTGATCTTCAAAGCCACATGAGCCTTGACTGGAACACGAACAATCTCCCCAGTTTTCTGGTCAAACTGAGCATCACCTAAGTCAAGTCTGTCTTCAGTAGCTTTAAGAGCTTTGTTGATAACCCGCTTGAGGTTAGAGTCCATCTGTTGAACATCTTCAGTTTGAAGCTGAAGAGAGTATTCTTTAAACCAGTCTGTTTGTTTCCAAAGCTTAAGGGTAGGTAAGGGTATACCCGTAACAATAGCTGTTTCAGACATATTGCCAAGCATCAGGTAAGTACTGACAGCTTGGAGCCTTTGGTTCTGTGTCCAAACAGACTTCTTGTATCTCTTGTCTCTAGAAGCTCGTCTTTGCATATTACTTCTTAGCAGTCTTGGCAGATTGTTTAAAAGCTTTAGCTGTAGGAGCACCTTTGGTTCCTGGGGTACGCATTTTCTCTCCAGATCCTTTGGCTATACGTTTCTTTTTGGCATGTATGTTTGCATACAAACCTTTAGGGTTAGTACCAGTATTGATAGTCATATCAACACTTCCACTTCTTAAGAGCTTTGTTAATCCTTGAATCAGGATCTTTGGCTTTCTCTGTACCAGTTAACTTCTTCTTCATACCACCCATACGAGCACAGAAAGAATCTTTACGAGAACCACCTTCAGGTTGAGGAGGTTTGAGGTCATGTCCTTGCTTCTTAGCTGAAGCTCGACCTTTAGCATTTAAGCCGCCTGAAGGAGACTTACCCTCTTTACGTTGCCAAGCAGGACTCTTTTTACCAGTTGCCATATACCCTCCCTTGAATGGACGAGACTATAACAGCTTTTCTATCTTAGGTGTCTGTCACATACGTGACTAAATAGGATATTTATTTTCAGTTTGTGTACCTTCAGTGGACTTGACAAGGTTTTTGAAAACTCAGACACTGAGGGCTTCTTTCTTTTACTCTTTTCTTTCTTAGGTTCAGGTATATATACAGAGACAGTTAGGAACAGGTTTATCTGCGAGTGTCAGTAGACACGAGCACCACAACCCTTACAGGTGTTTGTTATTAGTAACCCCCCTTTGTTTAAAACTATGCAGCGGGGTTATAAACCTTGATAAATCAATTCAAACATAAAACAATTTGCTCCCCCCTCCCCCTAAACATATATAATACTAGGGTATTACTGGGAATATAACTAGTGCATTATAGTGCAGCTATATCAATCAACAACTTAGCTCCCCCCTAATCTATATCTACCTACACCTTGTTTATCCACTGTCGATGTTCTAAACGATCTATACGGCGTTGAAATTAACTGTTCGATGTCTATCCATCTAAGACGCTCTACCACCTCGCACAAGCGGTACACCACGCACAGATCGAATACCTTTAACGGCCTCAAAGCCCTCAAGTAATCTCCGGCGAACACTGTCTATCGGCTAACCTTGCTCCGCGTGACTAACCATGGTACTTTGGTACTCAACTTGTAAAGACGAATTTTCTATTGTTGTCAGTTGCGTAGCAACTATCCTAGGTCGCCTCGTCAAGGCTGTTCGTTGTGTGCCACAACCTGTGGACAACAATACAAAATCCCCGCCTTCGGCGGCTTCGGTCTTGACAAGTCGAGGCTCCCCAAAGTTCCCTGCTTAGATCACGCAGCGCACAGGGCGTTGAGTGATACAACCAACTTAGGAGTTAGTTATGCAATTATCCTTTCATTCAATCTTAGCTTCAGCTCAGGAAGTAGACTTCTTCACTGACATCATTCTCGACACTGGCTTGGCTGGTGAGATCGAGCCAGACACTTCTTTCGTTAAAGAGTTGGAGAGTATTCCTCCAGCAATTATCGAAGAAGAAGAAGAGGCTGCTATCGAAGAACAGTGGGAGATTGAGATGGCTCACGATGAAGAGAGTCTTCAATTCGAGTACTCTGTAGTAATTACAGACCACACAAACGACACTGCCGAACAAGATTGGGGTACTTTGGAAGACTGTAAGAAATTTGTAGAAATCTATACACGCCTCATGTTCGGACATCGTTTCGATGCACGCTTTTTCCACGTTAATGATGACAATGAGTTCGCTTCTGTACAGTTCTTTCCTACACCTTCTGATCCTACTGGCTATGTGACTCTCACAAATCTTCGTAGTTACTAACCACTCCCGCTTCGGCGGGTTTTTTTTCTGCTCCGCTAAGGAGTGCTACTAGTAACATTCCCTAATACGTTTGGAACCTCTGGCTGTCAACCCGTTGAGCATTGATCAAATTACTTTTTATGCTGAGACATTGTTACACTCCACGCCCCGCCCTTCGTCTGTAGTTGTCTGGTGTGTTTGTGGGCGTGAGCCACGCCAGAACCCGCAAGCGGAACCTGGCATGCCCCCCGCACTGTTCGTTCCATAGCTGCTCTCTGCGGGCGGGGACTTTACTTACGTTGGCGAGAATACCGGGGACGCATCCCCCCTCAGGTGTGAGGGGGATGGTCCCCCTCGCCAACCCAAGTAAGGAGTTTCACATGTCACAGCAAAGTAATTTCGATTTCAACGCTTTCAACGAATTGACTGAGCGCAAGCCAGCAGGTTTGCAAATCTTCTTAGCTCAGCAACTTCTGTCCAACGCACTCTGGTCTATGGAGAAGTACGAGAACCCCCGTGGCACGGATCTCAACGGTATCCTCACTAGCGTTAAGTCTCTGCGTGCGTTGCTCAAGCAAGATGCAGCAGATCGTAAGTAATCTTCGACAGGTAGTGGTTCACTCCACTACCTTTTTTCATCCTCATAGGAGTCTCGCATGAAAAACATCACAAACATATACCAATGCAGAACTGAAGATGTGAAGTACACATTCACAGATTATCTGGGTGCTTTACTTTTAGCTCTAGCTATTGGTGTTCCTTTTGCAATCTACTTCTGGAGAATGTAATGATGTATCACGCTATCCACCTAGACAACAATCTGGTCGTAAGACCAATTGTTGACGGGATCACTGAGATCGAATGGCTACATGGATGCAGATGTTTTGAAATGTCTGCGTCTGAGTTTCAACTGAAGACTCGTATCCAAAGCTATACAGACATGGACCTACTCACAACTGAAGCTTGGAATCATTTCATAAGCTCACTGGATGATCCTGGCAATGTTCCTAGTAACAGATTCGTATCCACCTATGTCAAGCGTGACAAGTGGGACTCTGACAGACCTATCTACTAATCATCATGAATGAAAACTATCTACCCATCTGTACCAATTGCTATGGTGTTCGGGTTGAACCACAACGTAGACACATGACTCGTCCAACGTGTATGTCTTGTGGAGAAACCCTGGCACGGAAGGTGCAACACACCATAGCTCCAATCAACAAGAGCAACTACATGCTCATCAGCAACATGGAAGAACTTAAACAACTTAACCCAAAGAGGACAACATGAGAATGAAAGACTTTCTTTTAGGTATTGAAGAAGATCTACAGAGTAAGGGTAACTACTGCTGTTATTGCTTACAGCCTCAAGATGGCAAGATCTCTTGTTGTCAAGAGAACCATTTTGTTCCTTTCAACGATCTTTATGAAGAAGATCAAAAAGCTTTGATTCAGGAAGTAGCTGATGAATATGCTGAATGGAGCAAGACTCAGTGATGTTGTTCGCTCAGCCCGGCAAGCCTTATCCCGCCACCAGAGGTGGCAGGGGCTTGCTAGGGGCTTCGCTCAGATCCATCATCGGGCTAGCCACCCCGCAGGGGCAGGGCGGGGATGGCTTCGCCCTTTTGTTTTTTACAAGGAGATAGTCATGCAATTAGATTTAGTTGATGAGATGAATTGGGAAGACAGTGACAAGGTTGAAATCATTTCTTTAGAGGAAGCTGGTCTTGAGGAAGCTCCTTTAGCTGAAGAAACACATCGTCACGGTCATGTGTTTCGTAATGGTATTCACGCATATCTGGACTGGTTCTTTGATGGATCAATAGAAAATGACGATTACTAAGCACTGGTTCATAGAATCAAATGATTACGATGACACGCTGACTAGCGTTAACATCGACACCCCTTTTGAAGAAGAGGGGGATAGCCACAAGCAACTGGAGCTGTTCACAACAGAAGAACCACAGCTTGAAGACATCAGTTATTAGTAACAAACTTCGATATGGTCTTAGCAATAGGATCATATCTAGGCAATGTTGCCTTCAGAGAGGAACACACATGAAGCTCACCAAACAACAGTTAGATTACGCTCTTAATCGTATGAGAGACAAAATCAGAGAAAAGAAATATGCAGAGTATCCACAAGAAGATGTGTCTTCTGCACTCAATGATCCACATGCTCTATACGAGTTTTTATCTAAAACTAAAGCTCCTTTGGTAGATAAAGCCACGTTCATGAGTACTTGGCACAGGGAATACAAATCTGAAATTTTAGGAAAATTCTTTGTTTTTCCAAATAACTTTGATAAAAAGTACAACGATCAGAAAAAGAAACGAGCTGACATTGATGCTAAGTACGACAAGCTTGAACAAGAGTTGCAAGACAAGTTGTATTTGTCTGGAGATGCTCAAGAGGTATTGGACTTAATCAATTCGCTATAACAGCTTGCTTCAATACAGCTTTATCACTAGAGCTGTATTTAGGCGATGTTGCCTGTGAGGGAGAAACAAATGGATGCTCACATGATGTCCACTTTGTATGCTGCTGCTACTGAGAGTCTTGTCTCAGATGCTTCAGCTACAAGTACATTCGAGAAAATGATAGCTGTTGCGTTTACGCACAGCTCAGTTGATACGTTTGCTAAAGACCTGCGGGATACTGAGAAACAAATCAAGAAAGACTATGAAGTCAGTTCTATGCCTGGTCCTTGGAGATCAGCCAAGTCTGTGATTCACGGTGCTATGAAGCTCAGCATCAAGCTCATTGATGACAACGGAAGCTATTGCGGTAAAACATTTCTTCAAAACAAGATCCGAGAACTGAAGACTCCCAAGGAAGAAATCAGTGCTGAAGATTACGCCAACAAAGTTATTAAGAACTTGATGAATGTCCCTGAAGGTATGGATGCTCTCAAAGTGTTTAAGCTTGTGAAGGAGTTTGTGAATGCGAGTGGTAAATAATGCTGACTAAAGGCATTGAGGTAATGAAATACATACGAGCAAGTGCTGGCAGGGCTGGCATTTCCGTTGTATTTGAAAATGCTAACCAACCTAGACATGATGGCAAAACCATCTATCTGCCTAGGATTGTTGCTACAACCACGGAGCTTGAACTCAAACAACTGATGGCATCAACGGATCACGAAGTGGCCCATGATCGCTACAGCTCGTTTGAGGTTCTCAAGAAGAAAGAACTTCATCCGCAAGGTATGTTGATGTTCGTATGGAACTTCCTAGAAGATTCCAGAATCAACTACATCGAAGCTTTGGAGTATCGTGGTTTTAAAGACAACTGGGATGATTGCAGCTCTATCTTGATTGAGGACATCCTCAAGAAAGCTAAAGGTCAAACATCACCAGCAGCAACACTGATGACAGCTTTGTTCTGTTGGGAAGTAACCCTAACAGGTTCTATCTTCCCTCGTATAGAACTTGCTGTCAACAAAGCAACTCCCAATAAAAAGGTTCTGGATGTTCTTAATAACTTTACTGATCGTCTTGCTGATTGCTATTCGATCTTGGATAAAGAATTAGGCTCTGAAGCAACCTATCAATTGGCTCTAGACATCCTCAAAGAACTTGGTGAGGAATGCAAGGAAGAACTGAAGCCTAAGCCTGTCAAAGGTGGTGGCGAAGGTGAAGCAAAGAAATCCGGTGGAGAAGAAGAAAAAACAGATGGTTTAACCTCTGACACGTCGGATAAAGAAGGAGAGAGGGGTGAGAGCAAACATGACGAGTACAAAGTCATTGAACTAAAAGTCACTGAAGACGAATTGGCTGCTTATTCTTTGTCTATGCACAACGAAGATGGTGAGGACATGGGTAAGGTCGGCATCAACTTTGAGCCTGTGAAAGACAAAGATGGTTGGGATTTAACTGACTACGACAAATTTATTGTTGTGGACTATCCCAAACAAATAAGCTCAGCAGACTATTACTTGATACATAGTAAGAAAGGAAACTTTCTTAAAGAATACCGTGATCAAGTAGAGCCTAAGCTTGTGTCTCAAGAGAACTTTGCTCAACAGGTTCGTAAGCTAATTCAAATCAAAGCAAGAGTGCAACGACAGTACGGTGTTAAGAAAGGCAAGCTAGATCAATCTAAGTTGTCTCGTATTTGTTTTGATGCACCTGGTTTCAATGAACGTGTGTTTAAGAACAAAATTGACAACAAAACACTGGATGCTGCTATCACAGTACTGGTCGATATGTCTGGGTCTATGAATGGTATGAAAGCATACTATGCACTGGCTTCTACATTGTTAGTTAATGAAGTTTGTTCTACTTTAAACATTCCTCTTGAAATTGTTGGCTTTACTGATGGAAAACTTAATTCATATACTGATTGGTGTCCTACCATGTATATCTACAAAAGTTTTTCTGATTTAAAAGTTAGTCCTGATAAATTGAAAGAGTATTTTGAAATAAGTAGTCAGTGGATGGTTGGAAACCCTGATGGCGAAAACATTCTTTGGGCGCATGATCGACTGGTCAAACGCAAAGAGAAGAAACGTTTGTTAGTGGTTATGTCTGACGGTAGTCCAGCAGCTTCTAAATCATCATTTGGAATAGGCAGGTTCACAGACACAGTCATCAAAGAAATAGAAAAAACAAAAGCGATTGACATCTATGGTTTGGGTTTGTGTAGTGATTCTGTAAAGTCTTACTACCAAGCTCATAGCGTAGTCAACAACCCAGAAGAGATACCAAGCAAGCTGTTACAACTCATAGAAAGGAAGATCATTAATGTCTGACCCAGAAGCTAAAACCACAACAAAGGTCGAAGACCTTGTTAAAACCAAAATCAAAGAAGCAATGGAAAAACGTAAAGTCTCAACAACAGACACATACGACATAGCTTCTGATACTCATGTTGCTGAAACACCAACAGCTCCTGTAAGAACACGTCCTGATCTCAAACCTAATCAAACCTATTTCTCTGATTTGTTCAGAGAGATTTGGATTATTGACAAGGAAGACTTTGGTGTCACGATGTTCAGTGAAACTACTTGGGATGAACGTATCGCTTCATTTGTTCCTAGTATCAATCCTGCCTACGTTATTGACAAAGACTTGGCTGCAAACGTTCTTAGAGCATGGGAATTAAATGAAAGAGTACTCTGTTACGGGCCTACGGGGGCTGGTAAATCTAGTCTTATTGAGCAGCTTTGTGCTCATACTGGTCGTCCTTTTGTTCGGGTTAATTGTACTGGGGACATGGATACCTCAATGATTTTTGGTCAGTTAACGGCTAAGGATGGTTCAACAATTTGGGTAGATGGTGCTGTAACAGAAGCTGTACGTTACGGTGCTGTGTTTGCTTGGGACGAGTGGGACGTAACTCCTCCAGAGATTTCTATGGGTCTGCAATGGCTCTTAGAAGACGAAGGCAAGCTCTTTTTGAAAGAGATGCCCGGAAGTACCAAAGACAAACAAATTGTCCCTCACGAGCATTTCCGTATCGTAGCTATTGGCAATACACAAGGCCAAGGCGATGACACAGGAGCACATGCTGGTACTAACGTTCAGAACTCTGCAACTCTTGACCGTTTTGGCACAGCTATCTACGTTGATTATCTTGAAGCTTCTATCGAAGAGAAAATGTTGACCAACAAGTTTCCAGACACTATCACCAAGAAAGCAGCTAAGGAACTTGTCAAACTTGCTAACCTGATTCGTCAGGGTTACAAAGCAGGTCAGTTCAACTTAACAATGTCTCCACGTTCATTGTTTGGTATCTGCAACAAAGTTTCTTTTGGCATGACCTTAAGAACTGCATTTAATCTTGTTTACCTAAACAAGTTAAACGACACACAGCGTAAAGTTGCTGACGAGTTGTTTACCAAGATTTACGGTAACAAAGAAATCTAAAACCACAAAACCACAAGGCTCTCCTACGGGAGAGTTTTCTATTTTGGGCTTTAACTATGATCAATCGCAAAATACTCCTCGACAACGCTCCGTCTGTAGTAGGACAACAAGTACACATCAATCATGCAGATTGCGAAGCAGGTGTAGACACTAAACGTAGGCTGTATATCAAGCGTCAATCTACTGCAATCGTGGCGTACTGCCACCACTGCAACCAAAAAGGCTTTGTTAAAGATGTTGACGACAGATTGTCTACCTGGATCAACAAACCAACATCAACTGTTACTAGTAGCACCAAACCTGTCATAGCCTCTCTTACAACCGAAGGCAAGGTATGGCTGCACAGTCACTATTGCGACACAACACACAAGAACTTCAACGGCATAGCAGGGGAGCGACACAAAGTCGCTCTCACACTACACAACCCAGAGGGACAGCCGATAGGCTGGCAGATTAGAAACCTCACACCTAACGCAACACCCAAGTACACAACACATTACACCAGCAGCAACTCCAAAGGAGATGCAGCTTGGTTTAAAGGCAACAACACGCTAGTCATAACTGAAGACTACCTCAGTGCTTACCGAGTTAACAACGACACAGGTTACACGTCTGTAGCGTTACTAAGAACAGCATTGTCAGATAAAACGCTGAGACAAATACACGACTCAAACTTTGAGTACGTTGTTATTTGGCTTGATCCCGATGAAGCAGGTGTACAAGGAGCAACAAAGGCATACAAAAAACTAAACCACTTCCTACCATCAACAACAAAGATTATCGTGCTTGGCATAGATAAAGAACCCAAACAATGTACACCAGCAGAGCTGTACGACACACTCATTTAAAGGAAACACATGAACGTTGACGAAGAAAAGTTTTTATACGAAGTAGCAATTCGATCAAAAAATTCATCAATGATGCAGAGAATTGTTATGGCAGCAATTGCTGGTGTAAAGCTCCATGCTGAAGAAGTGCGTGAACATGCTGTTGATATGGAAACAGTGGCGAGCATGGCGCTGAACACGCGCCTGTTTAAAGGCAATGAGACATTCATAGCTGACAAGCTGGAGAAGTGGAAACACATGAACAGCACTCGTTGGGACGATCAAATCAAGAGACTGCGAGAAAAACACAATGGACTATGACGTTCTCTATCTTTGCTCTCAAAGCAAAGAGAACCTAAACAAATACAGACGGTACATCAAACCGCATGTAGTGGTCAAAGAAACCAATGTCATCCTAGATGGCATGGACAAATACTACAAAACATTCCCAGGTGTAACTGAGTTCAACTGGGAATCTTTTTCTGCGTTTCTAATAGCAGATCAAAGTAAGCGACTGACTGACGACTCAATCGTCAAGCTTCGCATGACTATAACAAAAGCAAGAACATTTGTACCACACCATGCACACGAAGAAGTAATCAAGACTCTCATAGAGTTGGACTACCTTGCTCAGATCATGGAAGAGTGTGAGAAAGTCAAAGAAGGCTCTAGCGATCTTGAACACGTTCACATCCTAGCAACCAATGCGCTTAAAGATGTGGAGAGATATATTGAAAAGGATGAGTTGTTTGTTTCTGCTGATTTGTCTGTTATTGCAGATCGCATTAGTAGTAGCGGCTATGAGTGGAGACTTGATGTTCTTAATCGTTCTTTGGGTCCTTTGCGTACTGGCAATTTTGTTATTGTTGCTGCACGAGTTGAGGTAGGTAAGACAACGTTCTTAGCTAGTGAGGTCAGTTACCTTGCACAGCAACTACCTGTAGACAGACCTGTTGTATGGGTCAACAACGAAGAAGAATCTTCTGTTGTGTTC